AGTTCGCGTGAACGCCGTTAGCGATATATTTGCTTCAGGGTTTGTTTACGCGCCTCCTTTGCGTTGGGCGGATGAGGTGATAGAGCAGTTCGCGTCATTCCCCAACTCTGACCACGATGACCTTGTTGATAGCTCTACTCAGGCGCTGTTACGCTTCCGTCAAGGTGGTTTTATCTCTACGCAAAGCGACGACGAAGAGGACGACTTTGCGTATACGAGAAAGGCAGACTACTATTAACTAAGGAGTTCTATGTCATTCAACCCTAATCAATTGTCTACAATGGCCCAGGTGGACGAAACCGTAGCTCAGTTGGACGCTGCTGGTATCGGAGGTGGCGTTGTGTTGATCTATATCCCAGAGTGGCTTGGGCCTTTCCCTGAGCCTTCTGATGGTGAGGCTCGGCAGTATTGCCTCACCTACGCTAACGGATCGACCGGACACAATGTCGGCCTGATTCGTTCTACTATCGAGAAGAACCCTAGCACTTGGCCGCAGATGCTGCAAGCCGATGCTATCCCTCCTAGCGAGTAGAATATGATTGACAAGCCTCTAGATGAAACGCCTTTCCTTGAAGAAGAGGATAGCGCCGAAGTTGAAGTTGAAGTATTGAATCCAGAGGCTGTCTCTATCGAAACAGAGGATGGCGGGATGTTGATTGAGTTTGGGCCTTCTGAAGAAGAGGAAGGCTCACTCGGCAGCGTCCCGCATTCTGCCAACCTTGCAGAGCATATTGACGATTCCGATCTGTCTTCGATTGGAATGAAGATCTTGGATGTCTACCAAGAGGATCTGAGTTCGCGCCAGGATTGGGAAAGGGCCTATAAAGAGGGCCTAGACTACCTTGGCGTGAAGACTGAGGACAGGAACAAGCCTTGGGCTGGCGCGTGTGGGCTTTACCACAACATGATTATGGAAGCAGCAGTTCGCTTCCAGTCCAATGCGATTATGGAGATCTTCCCGGCGACTGGTCCGGTAAAGACTCAGATCATTGGTGAGGTAACGGAAGAGAAAGAGGATCAGGCTCTCCGCATTCAAACCGATATGAACTACCTGCTCACGCAGGATCTTAAAGACTATCGGCCTGAGACTGAGCGGTTGCTGTTTGGGTTGTCCCTTTGCGGATCGGCTTTCAAGAAGATCTGCTTCGACCCTCTTACGGATATGCCTGACGCCAAGTACGTCCCGGCGCAAGACTTCATCATGCCCTACGGGGCTACCTCTCTTAAGACGGCCAGTCGCTATATCCACGTTCTCACCAAGAGTTCTAATGAAATCAAGAAGCTACAGTACAGCGGCTTCTATCGCGATGTAGACCTCCGTCCTGATTACGACTCTAATTCTCAGCTTCAGGACAAGATCGACAAGATTAGCTACGAGTACAAGCAGGGTGACGAGGATTCGATTACGCTTCTTGAAGCGCATATCGACCTGGATATTCCTGGCTTGGAGCATACCGATGAAGACGGAGAGGCCACTGGGATTGCTCTGCCGTATGTCGTTACCGTAGACAAGTCCTCGGGTAAGGTTCTTTCGATCTACCGGAACTGGGATGAGGATGATCCCAAGAAGAACAAGCTGATTTGGTTTAGCGCCTACAACTACGTCCCCGGAATGGGCGCGTATGGGTATGGTCTTATCCATTTGATTGGCGCGAACGCTAAGGCTTCTACGGCAATCCTGCGCCAGTTGATTGACTCTGGCACTCTAGCCAACCTCCCTGGCGGTCTGAAGGCCAAAGGGATGCGGGTGTCAGGAGATGACTCGCCAATCCAGCCTGGGGAGTGGAGAGACGTAGACGTTGCGAATGGAGACATCGCTCGTTCGCTTTATCCACTACCTTATAAGGAGCCATCGCAAACTCTCTTCCAATTGCTTGGGAATGTAGTTGAGGATGGCCGTAGGCTGGCTTCTATTGCGGATGCTGAGATTGGAGATGTCAATTCGCAAGCGCCAGTAGGGACTACGTTGGCAATTATGGAACGTGCGCTCAAAGTGATGAGCGCCATCCAGGCGAGGCTTCATGCTTCGTTGCAGGACGAGTTCTCTATCCTCGTCCGTGTGATCCGCGACAGTGGATCTGAAAGATACAAGATTGATTTCGGGAAGATGAATGGGAGCAAGCGGTCTGATTTTGACAACCGCATTGATGTGATCCCTGTCTCTGACCCGAATGCGGCTACGATGTCGCAGCGAGTGATGCAGTATCAGGCTGCGATTCAACTTGCTGCTCAAGCGCCGCAGTTCTACGACCTGCCTGAGTTGCATCGAAAGATGCTGGAAGTCCTTGGTGTAAAAGATGTTAAGAAGATCATTCCTGAGAAGATGGACGCCCCACTCCTCGATCCGATCTCGGAGAACGCTAACATCACAAACATGAAACCTGCTAAGGCATACATGACGCAGGATCATCAATCACACATTATTGCCCACATGGCGTATGTGCAAAGTCCTACCGTCCAGCAGCAGTTGGGACAGAATCCTCAGGCAAACGCGATCTTCGCTGCTTTCATGGCGCATATTGCAGAACACGTTGGGTTCGCATATCGCAACCAGATCGAGCAGAAGCTCGGTATACCGCTTCCGCCTCCGGGACAGCCTATGCCAGCGGACATTGAATCCAACCTCTCTAAGGCCATTGCAGACGCATCTCAGGCCCTTCTACAGGAAGCGCAAGGGCAACAGGCACAGCAGCAGGCTCAACAGCAGGCTCAGGATCCAATTGTCCAGTTGCAGCAGGCAGAGTTGCAGATCAAGCAGGCGGAACTCCAGCAGAAGGCTCAGGAATCTCAGCAGAAAGCGCAGTTGGAGATGGTGAAGAACCAGACGAAGGCTCAATTGGAGACCGCCAGGATCCAATCTCAAAATCAAATGACTCAACAGGCTGCTGCACAACGCGCACAGCAGTCTCAGAGTGAACTGGCGCTAGATAATCAACGTCTTCAGTTGGAAGTCCAGCGCTTGCAAACGGACCGGCAGGAGTCTGAAGCCCGTATTCAGGTAGAAATGCAGAGAATGCAGACCGAAAACGACATGGCGAAAGCCAAGATCGCAGAAATCTTAGCCCGAATGGACACGTTGGGAGCAAATGCTGGACCTACGCAGTAAGTTTTTTAATCGGCTAAACGAATTATCGGAGACGAACGCCACTCATCTCGTCTCTGGTGCCTGCATGGACCATGCAGAATACAAACTGATGGTGGGAAAACTCTCAGGACTACAGCAGGCTCGTCAAGAGTTCCAGGAAATCTGGGACAAATTGGTGCAGCAGCCTGATGAAGACTGACGCAATCGCTATATAGCGCAAAAGGAAGACAATGCAAACACTGCCAACTCCAGTTGGGTATAAGATCCTCGTTAAAATGAGGAAAGCGGTAGAGGAAAAGACGAAGAGCGGGATCTATTTGCCGGATCAGGCAAAGGAAAACGAGAATACTGCCTCTCTCCTCGCGGAAGTAGTGACCTTAGGGCCTGATGCCTACAAGGATCCCATCAAATATCCCGGTGGACCGTGGTGTGCGCCAGGAGATTGCGTTATTCTTCGTAGCTATTCTGGCACTCGCATGAAAATCGAGGGAGAAGAGTACCGTTTGATCAACGATGACAGCCCTGAGGCTGTTGTCCCTAATCCTGATGCCGTTGAGAGGGTCTGATGCCTGAAGAATACATGGAATCTGACCTAATTATCCCCGGCAAAGAGGATTCTGACGTTGCTGTTGCTACTCCTGAAGAGGATGAGCTTGAAATTGACATAGTTAACGACACTCCTGAGGATGATCGTCGTCCTCCTCGGAATGAAACGCAGCAAGCGGAGCCTGTTAACGAAGACGACGAGTTGAAGAGCTACTCGGAGGGCGTACAGAAGCGCATTAAGCGCCTGAAGTACGAGTTCCATGAGGAGCGCCGTCAGAAAGAACGAGCCGATAGAGAGCGTTCTGAGGCATTGACCTACGCTTCGGCGTTGCAGCAGCAGATCGAGCAGTACCGTCAGCATAAAGAAGCAAGCGATCGGGCGTTAATCTATACTTCTGCCAAGCAGAAGGGATCTGACCTCGAAGCTGCCAAGAAGATGCTGAAGGAGGCGTATGAAACTGGCGACACGGACAAGATGGCAGCGGCGCAAGAATCTATTGCTATTCTTGCTAATGAAAAGCGTGTCCTTGACTCATACACCCCGCCAAGCCCTTCTAGCGTAAGCTATCTACAACCAGCTACACCTCAAGAAGTACAGCAACCTGTAGCATCACAACCTGCACAACCACAGGCGTCTGCTAAGGCTGTTTTATGGAAAGAGAGTAATCCCTGGTTTGGCGACGACATGACCCTTACTGGGTACGCCATTGACATCCACAACAAGCTGATTAACGCAGGGGTGGATGCAGAGAGCGACCAGTACTACGAGGCGATTGATAGCGCCGTTAACAAATTTCGTAAAAGCATTCCTGGCCCAGCGGAAGCGAAGCCAGCACAAACCAAACCAAGAAACGGAGTTGTCGTGAGTTCATCCAGAACACCTAGCGGCAAAACCCGCACCACTGTCCAGTTGACCGAATCGGCCCTTGCAGTTGCTAAGCGGCTCGGCATTACCCCGCAGCAATATGCGAAAGAACTGGTCAAGCAGCAAAAGGAGAATCAGTAATGAAGCCGAATCGTGAAGCTGAAACCAGAGAAGCACAAACTCGAACTGAATCTTGGAAGCCTGCCTCGTTGTTGCCGGATCCTCCTCCCAGTGCAGACTGGGTATACCGTTGGGTTCGGAAATCAATCCGGGGAGAGTCTGACCCCTCTAATGTGTCCATGCGACTTCGCGAAGGATGGGCCATTGTTCGTGCGGAAGACCACCCAGAGATCCTTTCAGAGATCGCATTTAACGAATCTAAGAATGGGACAATCGAGATTGGCGGCTTGATTCTGTGTAAAGCGGCTCGTAGCTTGTCAGATCAACGTACTAAGTACTACGAGGATATGACGAGACGACAAGCTCAAGCTGTAGACAATAATCTAATGAAGGAACAAGACCCTCGGATGCCTCTCATTAATGAGAGCAGGTCGAAGGTTACCTTCGGAACAGGAAGTTAAGAGGAATAAATATGGCTGCAACAGCTACCCCTTACGGTCTGATCCCTTATGAGCTGGCTGGTTCCGCGCTTCGCGGTGCCGCCCGTAAGTATGTCATTGGTGCGAACAACACCAACGCCATCTATTTTGGATCTGCCGTCTCTGTAAATTCAGGCGTCATCACTGTGATTGGCGCTACCCCTACCACCACCCGGAACGCGAATACCCCGGTCGGCATCTTTGTCGGCTGTGAGTATACGGATCCGAATGGCCGTCCTACCTGGTCGCAGTACGTTCCTGCTGGCGCTACCGATGCTGGCTACACGAACATCTATGTTTATGTAGTAGATGACCCTCGTGTGGTATTCAGAGTCCAGGCTGACGAAACGGTTGCTACGACTGCCATTGGCAAGAATGCACCGCTGGTCAATGTCACTGCTGGTTCTACGATTAGCGGCAACTCCACCTGTGCTTTGGATGGATCTGCTATCAACACGACCAACACTCTGGCTGTTAAGATCATTGGCTTTGTCGAGTCGGTTTATTCGACCCCCGGCGATGCCTTCACCGATTGCCTTTGCATCTGGAACCAGGGCGTCCACGCCTACCAGAACGCTACGGGCGCGTAATCTAAGGGACAAGGAAAGGAGAATCAACAATGGCTATTACTCGTTCACAGATGTTGAAAGAGTTGGTTCCCGGCCTGAACGCCTTGTTCGGTCTGGAATACGCTCGGTACGGCGAAGAGCATAAAGAGATCTTCGAGATCACTTCTTCGGAACGTGCGTTTGAAGAGGAAGTGAAGCTGTCTGGCTTTGGCACTGCTCCGGTTAAGTCGGAAGGTGGCGCTATCGCTTACGACAACGCGCAGGAAGCCTACACCTCGCGTTACACCCACGAGACGATTGCTCTCGGCTTCGCGGTTACCGAAGAGGCGATGGAAGACAATCTGTATGTCTCTGTTGCCCAGCGGTACACGAAGGCCCTGGCTCGTGCGTTTGCCAACACCAAGCAGGTGAAGGGCGCGAATGTCCTGAACAACGGGTTCAACGCTTCCTACACGGGCGGTGACGGCAAGCGTCTGTTCGCCACGGATCACCCGCTTATCACGGGTGGCGTGAACTCGAACCGTCCTACGACTGGCGCTGACCTCAACGAGACTTCGCTTGAGGCTGCGATCATCCAGATCGCTGGGTACACGGATGAGCGCGGTATCCTGATCGCTGCGAAACCTCGCAAGCTGATTGTGCCGCCTTCTCTGATGTTCGTTGCGGAGCGGTTGCTGAAGTCGGTACTCCGCACTAATACTGCGGACAACGACATCAACGCCATCTACAACCTGTCGTCTGTGCCGGAAGGGTATGGTGTTAACCACTACCTGACCGATACGAACGCTTGGTTCCTGAAGACGGACGTTCCTAACGGCCTCAAGATGTTTGAGCGCGTTAACCTCAAGACCTCGGCTGAAGGCGACTTCGAGACGGGCAATATGCGGTACAAGGGACGTGAGCGTTACAGCTTCGGCTGGTCGGATCCCCTGGGCTTCTACGGCTCTCCGGGTACTACCTAAAAACAATCAACATAGGGGGGAGGCTGACTCCCCCCTTCACACATAGCGAACTACTTTATCCGACTGGCTATGCAGACGTTCAAGAGACGGATAAGGCAAACTTCCTTGAAGGAGAATTACAATGGCTAACACTTCATTTTCCGGGCCTGTACGAAGCCAGAATGGTTTCCAGGGTTACAGCCCCGATGCTGCGGCGAACAACTCGCTTACGCTTTCTGCTCAGGGTACTGGCGTTGTTATCAACACGTCCAGTGTGCCGTTCTTCCAATTGACGGCGACTACGGTCTCCACCGCTGGCGCTGTCACCTACACGGCTGCTCAGTTGAAGACTGGCATGATCCTTCGCGATCCGAATGGCGCTGCTCGTGCTGACCTGTTCCCGACTGCGGCCGACCTTCTCGCTGCTGTTCCTGGCGCTATCGTAGGTACCTCTTTTATCGTCACGATCCGTAACACGGCTGATGCTGCTGAGACGATCACGATGACGACGAACACGGGCCTTACTCTGAGCGGCACGATGACGATTGCCCAGAACGAGCAGAAGAGTTTCCTGGTCACGTTCACCAATGTGGGTACCGCTGCTGTGACTATCTACAGCATGGGCAGCGTGACGTTCTAAGGATGTCTCATGCCCAGCTTCAAGAGAACTTCTAGCGGGGGCATTGAATACCGGGGGCATACGTTCCCCGGTTTCAACAAGCCGATTAAGTCCTCTAAGCCTGAGAAGAAGAAGATGGTCCTGGCAAAAGAAGGGGATCAGGTAAAGCTGATTCACTTCGGAGACGCCAACATGGGACACAACTATTCTGCTGCGGCGCGTAAGAGCTATATGGCTCGTAGCGCCGGGATCAAAGGCAAGGACTCCAAACTGTCTGCTAATTATTGGTCCAGAAAGGTATTGTGGGCTGGCCCTAGCGGTAGCAAGAAAGCTCCTCCGGTAAGCCAGAAGGTGAAGCGATATGATTAGTGATTTGCAATCGAAGAAGCTGACAGCGACTGGCACCGTGTTTGCTGGTCCTGGCAGAGTTGTCGGGATCTTCATCTTCTCCAAGCAGGAAGGCTCCCTTGTTTTTAAGGATGGTGGGTCTGGTGGTACTACGAAGATCGAACTCACCTACAAGAGTGATCCTGGTGCTCATATCAACCTTGCTGGGAATGGAGTTCGGTTTACGAAAGACATTCACCTAACGCTGACCAACACTGACGCTGTAACCGTTTTCTGGGGTTAACATGAAAGGTCAAATGAAGATCGCTGCTCAAGAGCAGGGCAAAGTCGGCAAGGTCATGCACGAGTTCAAGGCAGGGAAGCTGAAGTCTTCTTCCGGCCAGAAGGTAACCAATCCCAAACAGGGCATTGCAATTGCCTTGTCTGAAGCTAGGAGCATGAAAAAGAAATGATGGGTCGGTTCTCTATGTCTAAGCAGGTCAGCACTCCTTCGATGTCGAAGAAGACTGGCAAGGCTGTTAAGGCGCAGACTCCTGGGATGTATCCTAAGGCTGTTGTCTCTCGCAAGGTATCCAGCATGAACACTCCTAAGACTGGAATGCGAAAGATGGGGATGTCCAAGATGAGCACGCCTAAAATGAAGAAAGGTTTCTAATGTCCTACACCAAGCCTCAACTTCGGGAGCGGATCAAGTCTCAGGTTATGTCATCCAGCAAGGGTGGGAAGCCTGGGCAGTGGTCGGCGCGTAAAGCGCAGCTAGTCGCTCAGAAGTATGAGGCTGCGGGTGGAGGGTACTCTGGCTCGAAGTCTAGCGGCCAGAAGAGCCTTTCTAAATGGACAAAGGAAGATTGGAAAACTAAGAGCGGGAAGCCTTCTACGCAAGGCCCTGAGGCTACTGGAGAGCGCTACCTTCCCAAGAAGGCGATTGAGGCTATGCCTGCTAAGGTTTACGCTGCCTCTACGAAGGCGAAGAAGGAAGCAACTTCTAAAGGGAAGCAGTTCTCCGGCCAGCCTGAGAGCGCCAAGACTATCTCGAGGAGATTCCGGTAATGGCTACATCCGGCACTGCGAATTGGAATATCAACATCCTCGACATTATCGAGGAAGCTTACGAGCGGGTTGGCATAGAGGTTAAGGGTGGCTACGAGATCAGGACTGCTCGTAGAAGCCTCAACCTTCTGTCGATGGAGTGGGCGAATCGGGGATTGAATCTGTGGTGTGTGGAGGCGGGGACGCTGTCGCTGACTCCTGGCACTGCGACATACCCTCTTCCTGACGATACGATTGACATCCTCGAGGGAGTGATTCGGACGTATGCAGGTCAGCAGAACAATCAGACTGATATTGCGATTACCAGGATCTCCTTCGTCACCTACAACACGTTACCTAATAAGCTGGTGCAAGGTACTCCGATTCAGTACTACGTTGCCAGGGATACGACGACTCCTGAGATTACGTTCTGGCAGGTGCCAGACAATACGATCTCTCGTCAGTTTGTTTACTACAGGTTGCGGCGTCAGCAGGATGTTGGGGGCAATGCTAACAACAACATGGACGTACCGTTCCGGTTTGTCCCTGCGATGATCGCTGGTCTTGCTTATCACCTTGCAGCTAAAAGGCCTGAGGGGTTTCCTCGTATGCCTGAATTGAAGGCGCTGTACGAGGAGGAGTTTCAACGTGCGGCGGACGAAGACCGTCAACGGTCTGCTGTCATGCTTGTGCCTGGAGGCTACGGCTGGTAATGTTTTCCTCCGGCAAACATGCTATTGCGATGTGCGACATCTGCGCTAGGCAGATCAAGTACACTGCTCTCAAGAAGTACATCTACAAACAGAGATGGAATGGTTTACTTGTATGCGAAGAGTGTTTTGACATCGACAATCCACAGCTTCAAATCGGCAAGTACGTCAGAGGCGAAGCGATTGCTCTAGATAATCCAAGGACCGCTTCGCAGCAGAACCCTCCTACGAGAGAGTACTTCGGCTGGAATCCTGTTTTGCCAAATAAGATATACATAAACCTTGGAAGGGTTAATATCTCAATCAGTTAAAGGAAATAACATGTTGAAGTTCAAGAAGAAGGTAGTCAAGAAAGCTGATGGTGGTGTATTAGAGGACGTTAAGCGTCGATCTGCTCGTGCTGCTGCTGCAAAGCTAGAGGGGTTAAATGATCTTTCTGCTAACACTTATGCTGCAAACGACGAGTTTATGCGAAATGCTTTGAGGAATAGGGTTCTTGGGACTACTCCTAGTCTTCCTACTTCTCTTCAAAGTCCTGCCTCTATGAGGAAAGAATACGAAGAGAGATTGAAATACGGAACTCCTGGCCCTGTTAAAAAATCTTCTGCCGCTCCTAAAATGGGTCGTTCGTTTACCGCTCCAATTTCAACTTTTGGCGAAGGTGATGAGGTTGAAATGCAGGCTTCGCCTAACCCCTTGCTTGCTGGTAGTGAAGGGTTTGTTTCTTCTGATGTGATGAATTTGCCGATGTCAACTGCTGGAAAAGGTGGCGCTGGTAGTGCTATTGAAGACGCTATGTATTCTGCGGCAAAGAATGCTCAGATCCCTACTGCGGCTCTTCCTAAAACCAAGTCTGGCATGAAGAAGTTTATGGATGAGTACGGCAAGTTTATCGCTCTTGGCGCTATGGCTGGGACTGGTGGTAAGGCTGGTCGAATCGCTGCTCCTATCATCGCTGCCCTGCCTGGGCTGATTGAGATGATGAAGAAGAAGAAGAAACCTCAATTCGATGAAAAGCCAATGTCTGCTCCCGGCGTTCAAGTTGGGATGGCGCATGGTGGATCTATGAAGAAAGGAACCAAGAAGTTTGCGGAAGGTGGGAAGACTAATTCGGGCGATCGTGAAAGTGCATTCCGTAGACTCAAGCCAACATATTCTGGTTTAAGTTTTCTTGGAACAACAACTCCGTTGCGTGAAGATAGCATCTCTAAGAAACTAATGAGAGAAGAAGATCTTTCTTATTACCCTTTTGCTGATTCGGAGCAGCAGCGTAACGATAAAGACATGAAGCACGCATTGGCTTCAATTATTGACGAGATGTACAACGAGAAAAACAAATTACCAGCAATGCAGTCAGAATACCTTCCTATGGTCATTAAGCAATCAAAAAAAGATCGTGGGACATATGGCTTTCCTTACGACAGTAAAATTTTTAAGGAATTACAAAAGGGCCATATTCAATCTGGTAAGAAGTCTTCCGGGGGTGAACCTCCGAAGAAAAGCGAAGGCGGCGCTATCCGCAAATTCAAAGGAGGTTCCATGAAAGGGAACACGATGGACAGTATGCTCACCCCGAAGTACAAGAAGGGTGGTGATATGCCCAAGGGTATGTCGAAAGGCAAGATGGGTAAGGCTGAAGGTGAAATGCCTCAGCACAAGAAGATGGCGATGGGTAAGCCTACCCCGCAAAGCACCGGGGCGAAGTTTGCCAAGGGCGGCGCTGCGAAGTATGCTAGCGGTGGGATGTGCAAAGGCTACGGCATCGCCAAGAAGGTTCGTCCTACTGGCCCGATGAACTAAGCTGGGTAGTGAACTAAAATGACCTACGCTGAACTCAAGCAACAAATCAAAGATTACGTCCAGTCTGACGAAACGACCTTCCTTGCTAATTTGGATGGGATTATTAAGCTTGCAGAGCAGCGTATTAACAGAGATGTAAAGTCTCCTGATTCCAGGGCCTCCGCTACGGGCAATGTGACAACTCAGACCATAACGACTCCAAGCGATTTCGTTATGGCTTTGAGCCTCTTTGTCAGTATCGGAGGCATCCAGACAGGTCTTCTTCTTAAAGAGCCTTCGTATTTAACGGAGGCGTATGGGGTGACGGCTGGATCCGCTGGGTCTTCAGGAGAGCCAGCTTATTACGCTATCCAATCGTCAGGCGAGAACTCTACAACGATTCTCGTAGCGCCATCTGCTGGTCAGTCTTACGGCTATACTCTTTACTACTACAAGACACCGGATACCATTGTTGGCGCAAGCAACAATATTACCTGGATAAGCAACTACTTCCCTCAGGTGTTGCTCTACGGGTGTCTCGTTGAGGCGTATTCCTTCTTAAAGGGAGAGCCTCAGATGCAGCAGCAGTACGAGAAGCTGTATCAGCTTGGCTTGCTTGAACTCAAGAACGTGGCTGAAGACGAGCAGAGAATGGACAACTACAGGAACCCTGACAGCAAAAGGAACATTGGCTAATGGCATTCACGGGCAGCTATGTAACGAACTCTTTCAAGGAGCAGTTGCTTCTTGGGGTGCATGACTTCTCTACGGATGTCATCAAGATTGCGCTGTATACGAATTCGGCTACGATTGACAATACAACTACGGCATACAGCGCCACGAATGAAGTATCTGGCGCTGGGTATACTGCTGGCGGCAAGACGCTGACGGCCACCGTTACCCCTGACGGGATCTATGCGATCCTTGATTTTGCCGATATAAGCTGGACATCTGCTTCGTTTACTTGTCGTGGCGCTTTGGTCTACAACTCTTCCAAGTCCAACAAGTCTATCTTTATCTTGGACTTCGGGACGGACAAGACCGTTTCTTCCGGTACGTTGACGATTCAATTCCCGACTGCCAATTCTAATACGGCGATTGCTGTTATCAGTTCGGTGACAAACTAATGCCATCTACCTATACTTCCAATAACAAGATCCAGAAGATTGCTACAGGCGAACAGTCTGGCACTTGGGGAAACACTACCAATACGAACTTCGATCTATTCGATGCGGCGATAGACGGGTTTGCCAGTATTGCATTGACGGGTACGACAGGGACATTGAACATCCCTGACGGCAGCAGCGGAGATGGACGCAACAAGGTCATCAGCTTTACAGGTACTCTCGCTGCCACGAATACGGTTAGCGTTGCCCCTAACAGTGTAAAGAAGCATTACTTCGTTCAGAACAATACAACTGGAGGACAGGACGTTGTCCTCTCTCAGGGTTCTGGGTCTACGGTAACGATCAAGCCTGGGTACTCTTCGATTGTGTACTTGGACGGCGCTGGCTCAGGCGCTGCCGTTAAAGAGGTACTCACCAGCCTTAAGCTGACTGCTTTGTTGGAAGCGACGGGAGTTGTGTTTGTTGGCTCTAGCAGCGGCAATACGACGTTGCAGGCTACCGCTGCGGCCTCAGGTACTCTTACTCTTCCTGCCGCGACAGACACGATCGTAGGCAAGGCAACGACCGACACCTTCACGAACAAGACGCTTGACACCGCTGGCACGGGTAACGTATTGCGAATCAACGGTACTCAGGTGAGCGCCGTTACGGGTACGGGTTCGGTGGTATTGGCCACCTCGCCTACTCTCGTTACTCCCTTGCTGGGCACGCCGACCTCTGGCACGTTGACGAATTGCACTGGCCTCCCTATCTCTACTGGGGTGAGCGGATTGGGCTCCGGAGTGGCTACGTTTCTTGCTACGCCTTCCTCGGCTAATCTTGCCAGTGCGGTTACTGACGAAACGGGCAGTGGAGCTTTGGTGTTCGGGACTTCGCCTACGATTGCCACGCCCACGATCACTACCAGTGCCGTGATCCCCATCGTGAATGGTGGCACTGCTGTATCGTCTACGCTGACTTTGCAATCGACCAGCGGGGCTGGTTCGAGTGATGCGATTATCTTTCGGACGGCATCGCAGTCTGAGAGAATGCGGATTTTAAGCAACGGGAGAGTAGGTATCAATACGTCTGCCCCTCCTAACATATTCACAGTGTTGGACAGTGGCTCGCTCAACACTGTAGGCGACATCATTGACGTGGGAGCCATTGTGGTGGGTCCAAATTATGCTTTTGGAATTAGCGGTAATGCTGCGAATTTCAACGTGCATTCCAACTCTACTCTGGGCGCAGACGTGGGAGCCACGATTGGACTGGGCGGTAGATACACCGGAACGCAGTTTGCTCAATTTGCCATCATCAAGGGCGCAAAAGAAAATGCTACTGATGGAAACGGAGCAAGTTATTTAGCATTCGGCACTCGCATTAATGGTGGAAATATCACTGAAAGAATGCGTATCGACTCTGCTGGCAGCGTGGGCATCGGAACGACGAGTCCGACGGCTAAAATCCATGTGGCGTCTAGCACATTGGCTACGGCTACGGTCAACTCTTTAGTGGTAGCAAGAGTAGAGAGGCCGTTTGCTTCAGGCATAAAGTTTTCCAACACGATGGATATATTGGTTGGAAGCTACGGCACCTCAATAAACTCACAGACAAGAGTAGATTTTGCGCTCGCGAATGGTGGCACTAATATTCCAGAAATCACGGTGATGACTTTACTGGGCGACGGCAACGTCGGCATTGGAACGACGAGTCCGGCATACCAACTCCAGTTATTCACCGACTCAGCCGCCAAGCCATCCACCAATACCTGGACCATTGCATCTGATTCTCGGCTTAAGACCGTGAACGGCAACTACGACAAGGGCCTTGCGGAAATTTGCCAGATTCGCCCAGTGCGCTACGAATATAACGGCAAGGGTGGGTTTGTTGCCGATGGCAAAGAGCAGATCTCCATCATTGCCCAGGAATTGATGTCTGTGTTCCCTGAGTGTGTTGGCACCTTCAAGGGCAAGCTCAGTGAGGCCGACACGGAAGAGATTGAACTCTATAACTACAACGGCCACGCAATTACTTTCGCTCTGATCAATGCAATCAAAGAACTGAAGGCGAAAGTAGACCTTCTGGAATCGAGGAACTAGTGATCACTTACAATTGGATTTTCAACCCGCTGACGGTAAAACCCGTCGAGGGTTCATTTACGGATGTTGTCATCACTGTGGACTGGCGGCGCACGGCTACAGACGGCGAGTACTACGCTGATTGCTACGGTCAGGTTTCTCTTGGTCCGCCTAGCCCTACGGGCTATACAGCGTTCGCTGACTTAACCAAACAGCAGGTACAGGGTTGGGTTGTAGCTGCACTGACCCAGGATGTAGTCGATCAGTACGATCTTTCCCTGGCGCAGCAGATCGCCGACCAGAAGAACGCTCCGACGATCCCCCTGCCTCCTCCCTGGAATTAACAACATGGCGAACTATCAATCTGACTTTATCTCTAAACTTCTCCACGGTGTAACCGCAGCGCATATGCTGCACCTGATGGCGAAGGGTAAGGGCAGCTACGCTGCACACAAGGCTCTAGGATCCCTGTACGAGGGCTTGGAGGAACTCGCCGACTCTCTTGCTGAGGAGTGCATGGGAGTGCATGGCATTATCGACTCCTTCCCCTCTGAGAAGTTTAGCGCCCCTAAGGATGCTGTTGGATTCGTAGAAGAGTTGTATCGGTACGTTTCCAACAACAGAAGTCAGGTTGGGTCTGAGAGCCATTTGCAGAACACCGTTGATGAGATCCTGTCTCTCATCGCATCCACCCTTTACAAGCTAAAGAACCTTTCGTAGGAGCCTTATGAACGTCAAATCTTTTTTCAAGAAGATCTTCTCTCCTAGTTCCACTACCACCTTCCTGAAGTACGTCTCTGTTGTCTATCCGATTGTAGAGATTGTAGCCATTGCTACGCCTAGCAAAGTTGACGACGAGATCCTTTCTCTGGCGCGGCAGTGGGGCGTTAGGGCTATCCTGGATGGGTCTAAGCCCAAGGGCGAAGTGCTGAAGGATGTTGCCGTCAAGATCGCACGACAGAAGCTTCCTGATGTCCCCAAGGAGATCCTAGCTCGTGCCGTTGAAGCCGCTTACCAGCAGATGAAAGCATCTCAGGCATTGCATTAATGCACATCATTGCGCTAGAATGGGTTGCATGAACTCTGAGCAATTCATTTTTATTGACAATGATAAAGTATTTGTTAGTGACCTGACCGACCGACAGAAGTACTTGGTTTCTCAGATCAGCGATATCCAGAACAAGTTGTCGCAGTTGCAGTTTGGGGCCGATCAATTGAATGTTGCCCTTACGGTCTTTAGCGATGAGCTTAAGGCCAGCAGGAAGAAGGAAGATCTCAAGCCAGATCTAGTCTGATATGCCTCTTGTAAAAATTCAACCTAAGCCTGGG